CTCCGGCGACGGCTCCGGCGACGGCTCCGGCTCCGGCTCCGGCTACGGCTACGGCTACGGCTCCGGCGACGGCTCCGGCGACGGCTCCGGCTCCGGCTCCGGCTACGGCTACGGCGACGGCTCCGGCGACGGCTCCGGCGACGGCTCCGGCTACGGCTACGGCTCCGGCGACGGCTCCGGCGACGGCTCCGGAGTTAAGAGCTTCAACAGGGAAACGGTCTATCAAATTGACGGCGTAAATACGCTGATTCGTTCCGTGCGCGGCAACACTGCGCACGGGGCAATCTTGAACGGCAATTTGACGCTCACGCCGTGCTACATCGTCAAGCAGGACGGGGTTTTTGCGCATGGTGAAACGCTGCGCGAAGCAATGGAGGCGTTGCGAGAAAAGCTTTTCGAGGATATGCCGGAAGAGGATATGCCGGAAGATGAGCGCATTGATGCGTTCCTGCGCGAGACAGACCGCGAAAAAACGTATCCGACGCAGTATTTTTACGACTGGCATCATCGCTTGACCGGCTCGTGCGACATGGGGCGAAAGCAGTTTGCCCATGACCACGGTGTAGATCTCGAGCACGGCATGATGACGCTTATGGAGTTTTTGGAGCTGACGAAAGACGCTTACGGCGGCGATGTGATTCGAAAAGTGATTAGTAAGATGCAGAAGGTGGAGTGATGGAGAGACTGACAAAATATCTCGCAAGCGGCGCAGCGGATTACAATTATCCGGCAGATTGTTACGGTGGCAATGATTGCAATGACCGTGTGACCAAAAGCGCATACAGACAGACGTGTGTGGAGCGTCTTGCAGCCTACGAGGACACGGGGCTGACGCCGGAAGAGGTTAAACGAATGTCTAATATCCTGATGGATGTTGGAATTGATTATAATTGAAGTTGGGAGTATGTGAAAAACTGGCTGCTGGATGACCGTCTGCGTGAGCTGGACGAGGCCGACAAGGATGGACGCGTGGTGGTGCTGCCGTGCAAGGTGGGTTAGCGGGTGTTCGCCGAACAGGAGGGCTGACAATGGCTGAAAAAGAAATGCAGAGTGCAGATGTTTGCACCCACAAGAACAAAATAAAGACCAGCTTTGCAAAAATTTTTGTTTCAGGGACGCCTGACAGGCCGTGCTTCTCTTTTTGCCGTGAGGGAGAACCCCTTTCTTTTCTTTTATATTTCTTTTCTTTCGGGAGAGGGTGCTATATGCAGGATGTATCTATGTTGTGTGTATGTAACTATACAAGGGAGAGCACAGGAAGAGGGAGAGAAAGTTTCCACGCCCGTGGTGAGAAATAAAAGATGGCGTGTTACCGTCGGAAATAGGAAGCTCGGTTCCCCGAGCGGGGGATAAGAATGCTGTGCGATAAGGCCGAGGACGGGGGGCTTGCAGCATAAAAAAGAAAGGCGGTGGCGGCATGGCAAAAGCAGGGTGTCATCCCAAATATGCGACGGTCGAAGAAATGCAGGCCGTCATTGACCAATACTTCGAGGATTGCAAGGGCGAGCCGATCATAGGGGACGATGGTATGCCAATCCTCGACAAATTCGGGCAGCCGTTTATCATTCATCAGCGCCCACCGACGGTGACGGGGCTCGCGCTTGCGCTGGGATTTACGAGCAGGCAGGCGCTGCTGAACTATCAGGCAAAGAAAGGATTCGTTGACACGGTTACGCGCGCGAAGTCTCGCATCGAGGCTTACGCAGAGGAACGGCTCTTCGACCGAAACGGCCAGCGTGGCGCTGAATTCAGCCTGAGATACAATTTCCGCTGGGTAAATGACGAGAAGAAGGACGACAGCGGAGAGAGCGTGTGCGGTGTGGCAGAGCTTCCCGCGGTGATGCCTGTTCCGCAGGACGCGGGAGGTGATGCGAATGGCGAAGCGTAGCGTGGTATGGAAGCCGCAGCCCAAGCAAGCGCTCTTTATGAGCCGCTGGGAGGATGAGGCTCTATACGGCGGCGCGGCCGGTTAGGCGGGGGAAAATCCGACGCGTTGGTCATCGAGGCATTGCGGCAGGTGGATATCCCGTATTACAAGGCGATTATCCTGCGAAAGACCTTCCCGCAGCTTGCCGAGCTCATTGACAAGACGCTGAACTACTACCCGCGTATCTATCCGGGCGCGCGCTACAACGGCAGCAGCCACACGTGGACATTCCAAAGCGGGGCGAAAATCATCTTCGGTTCGATGCAGTACGCAAAGGACAAGATCAAGTATCAGGGTCAGGCGTATGACTTTATCGCATTCGACGAGCTGACCCACTTTACATGGGAAGAATACAGCTACCTCTTTTCCCGCAACCGACCGAACGGGCCGGGGACGCGGGTATACATCCGAAGCACGGCGAACCCCGGCGGGGTGGGACACGGATGGGTCAAGGAGCGTTTCATCACGGCAGCACCGCCGATGAGGACCATCCGCGAGGATGCAGTCGTGCGCTTTCCGGATGGGCACGAAGAGCATCGGCAGAAGAGCCGCATCTTTGTGCCGAGCACGGTATTCGACAATAAGATACTGCTCAAGAACGACGACAGCTATTTGACGCGCCTTGCGTCGATGCCGGAGGCGGAGAAGAACGCACTGCTCTACGGCGACTGGGACACGTTCTCCGGGCAGGTGTTTACCGAGTGGCGCAATGACAGCGAACACTACCGCGACCGCATCCATACGCACGTCATCGCGCCGTTTCAGGTGCCGAAGGAGTGGCCAATCTGGTGCGCAATGGACTGGGGCTATTCAAGGCCGTTCGCCATCGGCTGGTTCGCGGTCGACCATGACAGGCGTCTCTACCACATCCGGGAATATTACGGCTGCACGGGCACACCGAACGAGGGCGTGAAGATGGAACCGACGGCGGTGGCCCGCGAGATGAAGCGCATTGAGGCAGAAGACCCGAACCTCAAGGGGAGGCACATCTTCCGCGTGGGCGACCCCGCCATTTGGGGCACACAGGGCACGGAGAGCATCGGCTCGCTCTTTGAGCGCGAGCGCGTCTACTTCGAGAAGGGGGATAACGCCCGCATCGACGGCAAGATGCAGCTGCACAACCGATTCGCGTTTGATGAGAACGGCGTGCCGATGCTGTATATCTTCGATACGTGCAAGAATTTCATCCGCACGGTGCCAAACCTCGTTTACGACGAAAAGGACGTTGAGGACGTGAACACCGAGCAGGAGGATCATATCTACGACATGACACGCTATGTGTGCATGGAGAATCCCATTGCGGCGCGGGTAAATAAGCCGCCGAAGCCGGTCTTGTACGACCCGCTGGACATCAACACGCCGAGCTACGACAGATATGCGTGGTTCCAACACAACTGACAGGAGGGGAAGACATGGCAGGGACAAGAAAATTCCCGCAGACGCAGCAGCAGGCCGACGCGGCTGGCGCTGCTGCGATGTTGGATGCAAAGGCAGAAGCGCCGCTTGTAGGCGCATTCCGCGACAGCGACGCGGCGATGAGCAGCGGCGCAGCCATCGGCAGCAAGGAAATCGGTGACGCCGTAGAAACGCTGCAAAAGTACAAGCAGGGCAAGAGCAACTTCGAGAATCGCATCATCAGCGAGGAGCGCTGGTGGAAGCTGCGGCATTGGGAGGATATCCGACGCGGGGCGAAAGACGCGGGGGAATCGCCCGAGCCTGCGAGTGCATGGCTGTTCAATTCGATCATGAATAAGCACGCCGACGCGATGGACAACTACCCCGAGCCCGTATGCCTGCCTCGCGAGCAGAGCGACGAGGAAAGCGCGCAGACGCTCTCGTCTGTGCTGCCGGTCATCATGGAATACAACGAATTTGACAGCACATACAGCTTCGAGTGGTGGGAAAAGCTCAAACACGGTGTGGCGCTCTATGGGGTGTTTTGGGACAAGGAGAAAGACAACGGGCTCGGCGACATCGCTATCGAGGGCATTGACCCGCTGAATATCTTCTGGGAGCCGGGTATTGAGGACATCCAGAAGAGCCGCAACGTGTTTACGGTGGCGCTCGTCGACCGCGACATCATCGAGGACGAATACCCGCAGTTTGCGGATAAGCTCAGCGGCAGCAGCATTGAAACGGCAAAATACGAGTACGACGACACAGTGGACACGAGCAACAAGGTCGCCGTGATCGACTGGTATTACCGCAAGAAGGCCACAGACGGGAGGACGGTACTGCACTACGCGAAGTTTATCGACGAGGAGCATATCATCTACGCCAGCGAAAATGACCCAGAATATGCGGAGGGCGGCTTCTACGAAGACGGCGAATATCCGTTCGTGTTTGACGTGCTGTTCCCAGAAAAGGGCACACCTGCGGGATTCGGATATACGGCCATTGCAAAGGACCCGCAGCTCTACATCGACAAGCTGTGGGGCAACATCCTCGAAACTTCAATGATGGGCAGCAAGCGCCGGTACTTTGCGAGTGAAAGCCTGAACATCAACGAAGAAGAGTTCCTTGACTGGCGCAAGCCGATCATCCACGTGTCCGGCCAGATCGACGAGAGCAGGCTCCGCGAAGTAACGACGCGCCCGCTCGATTCCATCTACGCGAATATCGTGCAGATGAAGATCGACGAGATGAAGGAAACGAGCGCAAACCGCGACGTTTCCAACGGCGGCACGTCCTCCGGCGCGACAGCTGCTGCGGCGATCAGCGCATTGCAGGAAGCGGGCAACAAGGCGAGCCGCGATATGATTTCGGCGTGCTACCGCGCGCAGGCGAAGATCGTGAAGCTGTGCATTGAGCGCATGCGGCAGTTCTACGACGCAGCGCGTACTTTCCGCATCACGAATGAAATGCCCTACGAGTATGCGCAGATCGGCGTGAACGAGCTCGGCGATCAGGTGACTGGTGTGGATAGCCTCGGCAATGACCTGTTCCGCAGGCCGGTCTTTGACATCAAGATCAAGGCGCAGAAGAAGAATCCCTTCTCCCGTGCGGAACAGAACGAGCGGGCAAAAGAGCTGTATTCGCTGGGATTCTTCTCCCCAGACAGGGCACAGGAAAGCATGATTGCGCTCGACATGATGGACTTCGAAGGAATCGACAAGATCAAGAGCCAGGTCAACGAGGGCGCGACGCTCTACAACGTCGTGCAGCAGCAGAGCGATCAGCTGCAAAAGGCGCTCGCGGTTATCCAGCAGCTTACGGGACAGGACATGGGCATCGGAACGGCGGGCGGCACGCAGAGTGGCGGCTCGACACGTAAGAGCGGCAGCGGTGGAATTGAGAGCAAGAACGCTGACGCACAGAGCGCACAGACGCCGTACATGCAGAAGCTTGCCGAACAGTCTAAGCCGAACATGGACACGGGAAGCAGCGCGGCAATGCCGGGGGTGTAAGTGCATGACGATGGTTCACATCGAGCACGAAATTGGTCGATACATGATCCTGTGCGAAGGACATTCGGCGGACGAGAAATGCTGCAATTACATCACGGGTGTGATGTATGCCTTCGGCGGCTATGTGAAGAACATGGAAGCTGAGGGAGAGTGCGAGGTCTATGGCTTCGAGATAGACGATGGTGCGCCGCGCTTCCTCATCCACTGCGGCGGCGACGAGCGCATCGAGGCGGCATTCATCGCCGCGTGCATCGGGCTCAAGCAGCTGGAAGACACGAGGCCGGACGCGATCTGCGTGCACGTCAAAGAGAATTAAAAAATTTTTCTCGCCCGTGGTGAGACGGAGGAAGCCGCATGTTACGCTTTAGGCGTGCGAGTGGCTTCCTCCTATTCATACGCCCGCGAGGGAGGGGCGGCGTTTTTCTTCATCTTTTCGCCGCTCTCCCCTCCCCTGCGGATGATGGGAAGCGCTGCACGGCCTACACGGAGGGCCGAATATCCGCGATTTGACAAGCAGGAGGGATACCATGAACCTCAAAACTACGCTTCGCGTGATCCTGAGTCTCTTTGATGGCGGCGCTGCCGCTGCGGGGGCCGCTGCCGGTGCATCGGGCGGCGCTGAGGGAGGCGCGAGCGCACAGGGCGAGACCACGAATGCAAGCTCTTCTCCCACCCGGAAGGGCAAAACGGGCGAATACGCCAACGTCGTGTTCGGCAAGCAGGAGACACCTGACGATACGGGGACCTCTTCTGGCGAGCCGAAGGGCGAGGGCGCGAAGATGCAGCAGCACGACGCCGGGGCTGCGGAAAAAGGCAGGGAAGACCTGAAAAAGGAGTTCCTTGACCTCGTAAACGGCAAATACAAGGACGTCTATACCGCGGAGACGCAGCGCATCATCAACCGCAGATTCGGCGAAGAGAAGGCCAAAGACCAGAAGATCGCAGATTCGCAGCCCATTATCGACACACTGATGCGCCATTATGGCGTGTCGGACGGCGATATGAGTAAGCTGCGTGCGGCTTTTGAGGGCGATGCGGCGCTCAACAGCGTGCTCTACAATGCGGAAGCGGAGAGCATGGGCATGAGCGTGGAACAGTACCGCGAGTATGCGCGGATGCAGCAGGAAAACGAAGCGCTCAAACGCCAGGAAGAAGACAGGCAGCGCCAGCAGAAAGCCGACGAGACTTATAACGACTGGATCCGTCAGGCGAGCGAGCTGGTCGGCACGGCGGACGCACCGGGCGAGTACCCTGACTTCGACCTCAAGCGCGAAGTCGCGGAGAATCCGCGTTTCATTGCGATGCTGCGTGCTGGCGTTCCTGTAAAAGACGCTTACGAGGTATCCCATTTAGGCGACATTCAGGCTCGTAGCGCGGCGAAAGCTGCGGCGGAGATGGAAAAGCGCGTGATGGACAATGTCCGCGCGAAAGGAATGCGCCCGAACGAGAATGGAACCACTTCCCAGCCGGGGGTCATTGTCAAGAGTGACCCGAGCAAATTCACGAAGGCCGACCGCGCAGAGATCGCAAGGCGCGTTCGGCGCGGCGAGCGCATCGTATTCTGATGCCCGCCTAATTTACCGACTGTAAGAAGGGAGACAAAACTCTATGAAGAAGTTCAAAGACATTTTCATTCTGCCCGTTATTCTGAGCCTGTTTGAGGGCCAGACGAACGTGACGACCGATGCCGGTCTCTCGGGCGAGATGAAGACCTACTACTGCGACACCCTGATCGACAACGCCGAACCCGAGCTGGTGCATGACCGCTTCGCGCAGAAGCGCAACATCCCCAAGGGCAAGGGCAAGGAAATCGAGTTCCGTAAGTATGATCCGCTGCCCAAGGCCTTGACGCCCATCACCGAAGGCGTGACGCCCAAGGGACGTAAGCTGTCCATGACCACGCTGACCGCGCAGGTCGACCAGTACGGCGATTTCGTCGAGATTTCCGATATCCTCGACCTGACCGCCATCGACAACAACCTGCAGGAAGCGACGGTGCTGCTCGGCTCTCAGGCGGGCCGCACGCTCGACACCATCACCCGCGAGGTCATCAACGGCGGCTCCAACGTCCAGTACGGCGAAGGTCAGGTGACGGGCCGTCATCTGCTCGTTGGCGGCGAGGCCGCGGGCAACCACTATTTCACGGTGCGCGCCGTCCGCAAGGCGGTTCGCTTCCTGAAAACCATGAACGCCCCGCGCTATGAGGGTTCTTACTGGGCCATCATTCACCCTGACTGTTCCTACGACATTCAGGATGACCCTGATTGGAAGCGCCCGCACGAGTACAAGGACACCAGCAACATCTACGACGACGAGATCGGCAAGATCGCGGGCGTCCGCTTTATCGAGACGACCGAAGCGAAGGTGTTCCACGCGGATGACCTGACTGAGGGCGCACGCGACCTGACCGTCAAGAGCGCATCCAGCAAGGTCTTGACCGTAAACGAGGCCATCACTACTGCTGACGCCGCAAAGTTGGCTGGCCGTGAGGTCGTCATCGGTGGTGCACTTCTTGAGATCGAGAGTGCCACGGCCGCGGGTGCTGGCAGCGCGACGATCACGTTGAAAGAAGCGCCTGCTGCCACCCCGACGGCGTCGACCACCATCTATCCGGGCGAAGCCGGTGCGAAGGGCCGCAACGTCTACTCCACCCTCATCATGGGCGCGGAGGCTTACGGTACGACCGAGCTGACCGGTGGTGGCCTTGAGCACATCGTCAAGCCGCTCGGCTCTGCCGGTACGGCTGACCCGCTGAACCAGCGTGCAACCGTCGGCTGGAAGGCGACCAAGGTCGCCGAACGTCTGGTTGAGGCGTATATGATTCGCGTGGAGACCACTTCTACGTTTGACGAGACCCCGCTGACCTAACCACCAAGGGGGCGGCTGTGAACGCCGCCCCCGCCACTGAAACGGAGGAAAGACCGATGAGCGAAGCAAAGAACGCCGTTGCGGCTGTGAACGCCGCCCCCGCGGGCGAGGAGTACGTCAGCGTCCGCCTGTTCAAGGACAGCGGCAAGTACAAGGATGACCTGCTGGTGTGCGTGAACGGCGAAAGCTGCCTGATTCAGCGCGGCGTGACCGTACAGGTCAAGAGAAAGTTCCTGTGGGCCATCCAGAACCAGATGAGACAGGATGCCTCGACCGCAAATCTCATCCAGACGATGAGCAGCGACTACGTTGAGAGCGCGAAGGCCCACAACGCGTAAGTGAATACGACCGCGAGACACGAAAAATGAGTTGCGACACGGCGCAGCAAGGGACGAAAAAGTCGCTCTTGCTGCGCCGTTTTCCATAAGAGAGGTGACAACATGGTTATTGAAAATGCTTACGCGCTCGAAGAGATCAAGCTCGGGCGCAGGGGCGAGAATCAGGCGCGCAAGGTCGTCTTTGACGTGCTGGGAAAGTGGCGCGAGGGCTATGGCGAGGGCGTGGCGAGCCTGATTGTGCAGCGAAACGGCGATGCGCAGCCGTATCCCGTGACGGTGACAGAAGAAGACGGCGCGCTCGTGTGGCTGGTATCGAGTGTTGATACGGCGGTGGCCGGTGAGGGCGCGGCAGAGCTGCGCTATACCGTTGGCGATACCATTGTGAAGAGCCAGATATATAAAACACGCGTGCGCGAAACGCTGGAAAACAGCGGAGAGGCACCGCCTCCGGCCTATCAAAGCTGGGTCGATGAAGTTTTGCGGGCGGCGGCGGATGCGGAGACGGCGGTTTCCAAGATGCCATACGTCGACGAGACCACGGGCAACTGGTTCAAGTGGGACGCCACGGCGGGCGCTTTTGCCGACACGGGTGTTGCCGCGACCGGTCCGCAGGGCGAAGTCGGCCCCAAGGGCGACACCGGCGCACAGGGACCAAAGGGCGACACAGGCTCGACCGGCCCCAAGGGCGACACGGGCGCAACCGGCGCACAGGGTCCAAAAGGCGAGACCGGCGCAACCGGCGCGACCGGTCCGCAGGGCCCCAAAGGTGAAACCGGCGCGCGCGGCCCGCAGGGAGAGCAGGGCATTCAAGGCGAGATTGGCCCCGCTGGCCCGCAGGGCACAAAGGGCGACAAGGGCGATGCCTTTACCTATTCCGACTTCACGGCGGCACAGCTTGCCGCGCTGAAAGGCGACAAGGGCGATACCGGCCCCCAAGGAGAGAAAGGTGACATCGGCGCGACCGGACCGACCGGCCCCGAAGGTCCGCGCGGCCCGAAGGGCGAACAAGGCCAGCAGGGGCAGACCGGCCCGCAAGGAGAGACGGGGCCAGCAGGCCCCAAAGGGGACACCGGCAAAGGCTTCAAGGTGCTGGGCTATTACGGCACGAAGGCTGCGCTGGACGCCGCGCAGAAAGCGACCGCAGCGGCGGGCGATGCCTACGGCGTGGGCACGGCGGAGCCCTACGACATCTACATTTTCGACGGTATTACCGGCGAGTTCATCAACAACGGCCCCTTGCAGGGCGCGAAAGGTGACACGGGGCCCGAGGGTCCGCAGGGCCCGAAAGGCGATCCCGGCGAGACTGGTCCTCAAGGCCCTGCCGGGGCGGATGGAGCCCCCGGCAAGGACGGCGCAAAGGGCGCGGACGGCCTGCCTGGGAAAGACGGCGCAGACGGTGCGCCGGGTAAGGACGGGACAAACGGACGTGACGGCGTGACGTTCACGCCGAGCATGAGCGACGACGGCGACCTGTCGTGGACGAACGACGGCGGCAAGGCGAATCCGCAGACCGTGAACCTCAAGGGCCCGAAGGGCGACACGGGCGCACGGGGGCCTGCCGGCACTGACGGCGCGAAGGGAGATACCGGACCAGAGGGGCCAAGGGGTCCGCAGGGTGAACAGGGCCCGCAGGGCAAGACTGGTCCGCAAGGTGAAACCGGCCCGCAAGGCCTGACGGGCCCGCAGGGCCCTGCCGGTGCGGACGGCGCGAAAGGTGCGACCTTTACCCCTGCTGTGTCCGCGGCGGGAGACCTGAGTTGGACGAACGACGGCGGGCTTGCGAATCCCGCGACGGTCAACATCAAAGGCCCCAAGGGAGACCAGGGCGAGCGGGGCGAGAAAGGCGATACCGGTGCGACCGGCCCGCAGGGCCCCGCAGGCCCCGTGAACGTGCCCTCCACCACCTCTCTCATCAAGGGCAACGGCTCGGGCGGGCTGGTGGCGGCAACGCGCGGCAGCGACTATATCGCAAGCGGCAACATCACCAAGCAGACGCTGGTTGCATCGGAGACCACGCCCACCGAGAACTACGCTATCAACTGGTACTTTCAATAAGGAGGCGCTGAGATGGCAAGTGCAAAACTCGGCACCAAAGCCGTCGGCAGTATCGTCAAACTGAACGTCAACGGTGCAGCGAAAGAGTTTATCGTCGTCCATCAGGGCAAACCGAGTTCTCTGTACGACGAATCCTGCGACGGCACTTGGTTGCTGATGAAGGACATCTTCGAGGCCACACGATGGCACAGCTCGGATGTGAACAATCTGGAGAACAGCACCATCCACAGCATACTGAACAGCACGCTCTTGAACGCGTTTGAGAGCAACATCAGGGACGCAATCAAGCAGGTGAAGATTCCGTATCGCAAGAACGGCGGTTCCAGTGGCTCGGATCAGAGTGGTGCTAACGGCTTGCTCTGCAAGATTTTCCTGCTGTCCGGCTACGAGATTGGCTTCACGACCAGCGATAACCCCTACTTCCCGCAAGATGGTGCGAAGCTGTCCTACTTTGAATCTGGAACCGACACGTCCGCCAACAACAAGCGTATTGCGAAACTGAACGGCTCGGCCGACCACTGGGGGCTCCGTTCACCGTTCACCTACAGCACCAGCTTGGTGTGGCTCGTCAACTACGACGGCGTCGGCGAGACCAGCAAAGCATCCAACTCAACTGGCATCCGCCCCGCGCTCATTCTTCCGCCCGACATGGAAGTCGACAGCTCCGGCAATGTCACGCCACCCCCTCCCGCTACACACAAGACCCTCGTCAATGGCACAGCCTATGAAATTAAGGGTGGGAAGTGCCTCGTCAACGGCACGGTGTACAATATCCTCAAGGGCAGGACGCTCATCGGCGGGACAGGGTATGATATCAACTTTGAGCCGGATGTGAGCTTGACGTGGTACTTCAACGAAACCATTGATATAACGTCGCAGCCAGACAACTTCTGGGGGTATAGTAGCGGGATTGCTGTCAGCTTTGTGTCTGGCTATTATGGCTTTACCTACGACCATCTTATCCGAGACTACGACGACACTTACGGTGTAAGAACTTTAATCTACTATAGAAAGATTACCGAGACCAGGGAACTCGCCTACCGAAACGGCTGGCGGGGGGAGGTATACCGCACCATTACTTTCGACGAAGCCCCCTCGGGCGATCTTCTGGCGTGGCTGCAAGAGAACGCCACGCCGCAATAGAAAGGAGCACACATGAGTATCCACATCAAAGTCAACAACACGGAATACCCCGCTACGGTCAACGGCAACCGTACTGACCGCTCGTGGGACGGACGTGACACCAAAACCATCTACCTCACCATGTCCCACGACGCCGTGGCGGCACTGCTGCCCGACAATACGCCGTGGAGCATCGTGCAGCGCGATATGGTGGACGTGCTGGACGAGCAGGGGAAGCCCACGGGCGAGACCAAGGAAGTCGTCAATGAGTACGACAACAGCGAGTACAGTCTTGCGGGCGACATCACCGACCACCGCGACGGCACGGTATCCATTAAGATGGGCAAGCCCACGGAAACGGAAAGCGCCAAAGCGACCGTTACCGCCCTTGCGGGTGGGCCGGTCACGTATGCCCGCGCGGTGAAACTGCGCCCCATTATCGAGCAGGCAGCGGTCAGCCTGAGCGACGGCGAGGCGGCGAGCGTGCCGGAACTCATCACGGCATGGGCGTACCCCGTGGCTTGCGCTAAGGGCGACCGCAGGAGCTACGGCGGCAAGGTGTACAAGTGCCGTCTGGGTCATACCTCGCAAGCCGACTATACGCCGGACAAGACGCCCAATCTCTGGACGATCATCAACGTCGACCACGCAGGCACGCAGGCAGACCCCATCCCCGCAGCGCGCGGCATGGAATACGAGTACGGCAAGTATTACCTCGACGGCGAGGACGGCAAGACGTACAAGTGCGAGCGTATCGGCGAGGCCGCGGGCGGCAAGATCGTCTTGCAGTATTTGCCGCATGAGCTGGCGGGGCAGTATTTCACGGAGGTCTAATGTATGAAAATGCTGAAAGCTATCCGTGACGCGGATGCGCTGCGGCCTAACAAATTGAGCACGCCGCGCAAGGCGGAAATCCTCATGGGGCTTGAGCACCGAATTGCCGAAATGATGGGGGTGGAAGCCCCCACCCTCAAGGTGAGCGTGGAGGATGACACCGCGAGTGTCGAAGACATGGAATTGCTGCTGGCGGACGGCCACAACGAGTGTTACCACCTGTATTTGGCAGCGCAGCTCGACGCTTACAATCAGGACAGCGCGCTCTATGCCAACGACCACGCCATTGCCAACGAGGCGGTGGCCGATGCTATGGCATGGTGGCGCAGGACCAACCGGAAAGAAAGCCGGGGCAACTGGAAGGTGTGATGACAAGTGCCGACGACATTTCAGCTGGTGGAGACGACCTTCCCGAACGGCGAAGGCAAAGACACGCAGGAGCAGATCAACGGGGTCTACGACTACCTTTTCGTGCTTCTGGAACAGCTTCGGTATACGCTTTTCAATCTGGACGGGAGCAACATCAATCAGAATGCACTGAGCGAGTTTATCAAGAATATTTCCGAGCCGATCTACGCCAAGATCGAAGATACGGACAAGAACGTAAATGAAATTTCCATTACAGCGAAAGGATTAGATGCTCGACTTAGCGATGCTGAGGGGGACATCACGCAGCTTGACACAACGGCAAAGGGCTTGCAGGCGAGCATTTCGAACCTCGACGGCGCGATCACAAACATCAAGGCCGACGTGAACGGCATCCGCGCGACGGTAAGCACCAAGATCGACGCGACGCAGGCACAGAGCATTTTCGACCAGAGCGCGACCGGCTTCACGCTGGGCGCGACGAGCGGCGAGAACGGCACGATCTTCAAACTCAACTACAACGGCGTGCAGGTGGCGAGCACGGGGACTGTCGATCTGCACGTCAAGGCAGTCAACATCGACGGCACTCTGACGGCGGGCGCGCTGCGCGGCGGGAGCGTAAGCCTGCTGGCCGGAGATACCCCTGTCGGCAGCATGGATCTTGCCTACACGGGCACGGGGCAGGTCGGCGTCGGTCTGACGGCGACCTATGGCGGCATGAAGATGCACGCAGCGGGAAATATCTTTCTTGAATCCAAGCTGGGGCCGTTTGCATTGATCGGAAAAGACGATGCCAGCGACTACCCTGTCGTCTCGCTCGGCGGCGGCTATCTGGTGCTGAGCGGCAACTACACGTTCGGCGCTTCGCCGCCGAGCAACGCGCCGTATGGCACGGTGTTTTTCATCGAGGAGTAAGGCATGGCGAGCTTTTATTGTACGCTATCACCGGTCGACGGAGACGGGACGCAGCTCAGCGTGTACGCCAAGTTTACGGGCGGCTCGGATGATTACACCTTTAAGCGGCTCATCGACGTGCGCATCACCGGCGTCGGAACATTTGAGTTCAATTCCACGGCAGTCGGCGGCGGGGAGAGCACATTCGTCGGCACGATCACGGGGCTATCGCCGGGGACGACATACGAGTGGGTGTGCAACCTCTATTATTGGGGCGGTGACTGGATCGTATCGGATTACTCCGACGAGGGTACCGCCACAACGTACAGCGGCGGCGGTGGCGGCGGCGGAAGCAGCGCGAAGGCGGTTATCAATGTCGGGACGTATGCCTATCCGAACTGGAAGAGATACCGCGCGATCGTCAACATCGGGACGTATTCCAACACAAATTGGCTATCGGTTCGACCGGTCAACAATTACGGGAGCTATTCGCAACCCGATTGGAGGTAAAGAGCATGAATGAAAAGATCAAGCAGGAAGCGGCGCACGCGATGCGCCTGATCGGCATTTTGAACGTCAACGGCGACGCGGTGGACGTGGTGGCGGCGGTGCGGCAGTCGCTTCGCAATATCGCAATGATCTGCGACGGCACGGAAGCGCCAGAGAAGAAAGAAAGCGAGGGCCCGGATGAGACTGCCTGAGATCACGGCATATACGAACCGGCGCGTGCAGCAAGAGAAATTCGGAGGCATCAACCACACGTTCGGTGCGGCGGGCGGCGAGCTCTACGACATGAAGAACCTGTCGGCGCGATACTTCCCGCTTCTTTCCCCCCGTGCGAGGCGCTATACCGTCCGCAAGGATATGGGGACTGCAAACGGCATTTTCAGTGCAGGAAAGCTCTACGAGGTATACGGAACGAAGCTCTACGTCAACGGCGAGGAGAAGTTGACGGTCGCAGACAGCGAAAAGACTTTCTGTGCACTGGGCGAGCGCGTGCTCATTTTCCCCGACAAGATCGTGTGTGAAAAGGACGGCACGATCAAGCCGATGGAGGCGAGCTACGCCGCGGCGGGGCTGAAATTCGGGAATGGCACGTATGCTGACGAAAAGGCGGCGGCAAACAGCATCACGACGACCGGCGCGGCGTTCCCGTTTAACGTGGGCGACGCCGTGACGATCTCGGGCTGCACAAAGGAGACCTACAACAACCGCACACCCATCATCCGGGAGATCAGCGAGGACAAAAAGACGCTGCGCTTTTATGAAAACACCTTCCGCCTGCCCGACGGGCAGGAAAGCATCACGGAGCCTGGAACAGTCACGCTCAATCGCAGCGTGCCCGACATGGATTTTGTCTGCACGAACGAGAACCGCGTGTGGGGATGCAAGGGCGACAGCATCTTTGCTTCAAAGCTCGGCGACCCGTACAACTGGAACGTGTTTGACGGGCTCTCCACGGATGCGTTCAGCGTGGAGAGCGGCACGGCGGGAGCGTTCACGGCGTGCGTGAGCTACCTTGGCTACCCGTGCTTTTTCAAAGAGGACAAAATCTTCAAGATGTACGGCACGATTCCGACAAACTTCCAACTCATGTCAAGCGCGGTGCTCGGCGTGATGAAGGGCAGCCACAAGAGCCTCGCCGTGGCGGGCGAAACGCTCTATTACCTCTCGAAGGTCGGTATCATGGCGTACAGCGGCGGCATGCCGCGCTGCATCTCCCGCACGCTGGGCGACGATGTGCGCCTCTCTGACGCGGTGGGTGGAAGCGACGGTCTCAACTACTACGTGAGCCTGAAAGAGGATGGCAAGGCAGCTCTGTACTGCTACAGCAGCGAGAACGGCGTGTGGCATAAGGAAGATACGCTTGCCGTGGTGCAAATGGCCTATTCGGGCGGTATCATGGCCTTAGTAGACGGTGGGTGCGTGCTGCTGGGAAATCCGGCAGATATCCCGGCCAGCGCAACACGAGAGGGCACTGTTGTTAGCGAGGCGGAGTTTGCCGACTATGACGGCGGCTCGTTTGACGCGAAGCACGTGCAGCGCGTGCGGGCGCGGCTAGAATGCGAGAAGGGCTCAACGATCGTGTTCCTTGTCAAGTTTGACGGCGGCGCGTGGGAAGAGGTCGACCGCTGCGGGGCACAGGAGAAAGACGTTTTCACGCTCAACTGCCCGATCCGCCGCTGCGACCACTTTAGATTAAAAATCAAAGCCACAGGAGAATACCGGCTCTATGCGCTCGAGTACGAATACGTGACGGGCGGCAGAAAGTGAGGGGACAATGGCAGATAATTTCAAACACAAGAATACAGACCTGACGCTCATCAACGATTCTGGAGACCTTGATCTCATCCGGCAGTATACCGAGGCCTACAACAAGGCATATGCCGAGGGAGACAAGGCGGGCCAGCAGGCGGCGCACGACGCAGCGGAGAAAATCCGCGCGAAGTACGACTATTCCGGCGGCGTGGACGGCAGCGAGTACATCAAACTCGGCACGGGCGCGAGCCCTGCAAAGGCTGACACGAGCTGGCTCGATAAGCTGGGCGACAGCAGCTACAACTATGACCAGAGCGGACAGATCAGCGCAAAGCTCGACGCGCTGCTGAATCGCACGCCGTTTTCCTACGACGCGGCGAGTGACCCACTCTATCAGCAGTATCGCAAGCAGTACACGCGCGAGGCAGACCGCAGCGCGGAGGATGTGCTCGGCAAGACGGCAGTGATGACGGGCGGGATGCCGTCCACGGCGGCGGTGGCAGCGAGCCAACAGGCGAGCGACTACCAGATGAGCCAGATGACGGACAAGATTCCCGAGCTTCAGCAGCTCGCCTATAGCATGTATCAGGATAAATTGAGCGGCGACCGCGCCGACCTGAATACGCTCATCGGCCTTGAGGACAACAACTACAACCGCTGGCTGGCTGACCGCAATTACCTCTATCAGCTCGCGCGCGATCAGGTGGGCGACCAGCAGACGGCGGATGCGCTGGCGTATCAGAAGCAGCAGGACAAGCTCAACTATAACTACCAGAAGGAACGCGATGCCATCGAGGACGCACGCTATAATGCGGAATGGCAGTATAAATTGCAGCAGGCCGCGCAGGCAGCGGCGGGGAAGGCAAGCGGCACAAGACGCTCCAACAACGTGACGGCTCCGCCGAGAGAGGCGGACTATGATGGCTTGTTTGAAGCGGCATATCAGTCCGGCTACCCGAAGAGCTATATTGCCAACAACTATAAAAAGTTTGGGTTTACCTCTTCGAGCGGCGCATATGACGGCTATAAAGATTGGCTGGAAGGTCAGAACGGTGGGGGCAATGGAAACAGTGGCGGCAGAATGATGCCACAAGGCCAGTTTATCGCACTGCTGTCCGGATTCAATACATCGCTTAAAAACGGGGACGGGGGCCGAATCCTTGGCACATTAGACAAGACTTGGCCGATGATGACAAGCGAACAGAAAGCAGAAATGCAAAAACTGCTCAAGCAGTACGGGTATTCCTATGAGGAGGGCTAAATGGGGCGACTTGTCAAGACAACGCCTGCGGTGCAGGAACAGCAGGAAGAAAAGCGCACGGTGGTCGGCACCGGCGCAAACGGTCGGCTTGTAAAGATTGGAGATCCGCAGAGCACGCCGCCCGCGGTGCAGACAAAGGACGCGGGAGCCCAAAGCCCCCGCCGGCAGTCTGGCACAAGCCCGATGTTCCGCCAGCAGCCGACCGTGCAGCAGAATGTCGTGACGCCGAAGAACCAGAATGCGCTTGCGCAGAGCCTCGGCAAGGGCGCTTTGCAGCAGCAAGAGGCGAAGAACTACCAGAGCGAAAAAGCCTTCAATCAGCATGTGAAGGACGTGAAGCCGCAAACGGTTGCGCAGCGCGTCGGCAATACGCTCAAGGGCGCGACGAAGACCTATGGCGCGGGTGTCACGAACGCCGTCGGTTTGGCGCAGACCGGAAGCGGCTTGCAGCGCCGCGGCGAAGCTGAGAAAGAAATTGCGCTGTGGGATCAGGATATCAAGGCGCAGCGCGACGTGCTGGCAGACCCCAGCAGCACCGAGAGCGAGCGCGAAACGGCACGCACCGTCATCACGAATCTGGAAGCGCGCAAGGCCGCGTATCGGCAGGCTTACGGCATCGGCGGCGAGGTTGAGCGCACGGCGGGCGCAATCTACAAGGCTGCTGACAGGCTGGCCGACAGCGGCGCAAAAGATATCAACAAGGCGAAAAGTGGGCTGGGCAAAGTCGGGCAGCTTGCCGTTGATGCGGGTGTTGCAGGCACACAAATGGCAGAAGATATTGCATTATCGCCCTTTATGTTTGGAACAGCACTTTTCCCTATGGCCATTCGTAGCATGGGCAGTGGCGCGCAGGAGGCGCGCAGACAGGGCGCAACGCACGAGCAGCAGGTAAACTATGGCTTTGCAAGCGGCGCGCTCAGCGTGGCGACCGAGAAGATCGGCAACGCGGCAGCGCCGTTCAAAAAGATGTTCGGTAAGGGCTTCTTGGATGATGTCATCGAGCGCACGATGCATGGGCTCAACAGCAGCGCGGCGGGCAAGATTGCGCTGTCGTTCCTCGAAGAGGGCGGCGAGGAAGCCATTGAAGACCTCATCCAGCCTGCTTTGCAGATGATCTATAACGGGAAGACGCTCGGCGGGAGCTATAGCGAGCTGGAAGCATCGGAAATTCTGAACGACTTCCTTGTCGGCGGTATCCTCGGCGGGCTTGGCGGTGGCGTGGAAGCCATCGGGAACCGCGGCGGGCGCTATTATGACAGCCGTACCGAACTGCCGAAGACGCAGACGGAGACGCGCAGCGACGCGGAAATCGTGAACGGTATTGCCGACCGGCTCTTTGCCCGTTATGACAGCATGATCGGCGAGAGAGGGCGAAAAGCGATTCGTGGCTCGTACCAGGAGGGCAAGGACACGGCGCAGCACGTGAAGGACTTTATCCCTGCCTACAATGCGGGCGTGGAGGGCAAGGCGAACCCGAACCCGACAAATGAGACGGCCTATGCAGGCTATGTCGCAGGGCAGAACGACGCAAAGGCCGAGGCGCGCAAGAAGACCTTTGCGCAGGAGAGCGACGGAGGCAGCGGCCTTGTCTATGATGATTACGTTTCACGTGAAATGGACAGCGCGACGGCAGACGAGATCAATACCGTCGCAAAGGCGCTCGGCGTGCGCGTGCGCATGGCTGACGCGGTGCGTGGCGGCACGGCAAACGGCGTGATCGAGGGCAACGAAATCCGCATTGCAAAGGATGCGCAGGACCCCGTGATGCAGGTTGTCGGCCATGAGTGGACGCACCGTGTGCAGGAGCTTGCGCCCGAGCAGTACACGGCGTTCCGCGATGCCATCATGGAAGACCCCGACGTTGCCGAGGCGGCGAACATTCTGTATGAGCAGTATAACCGCATGGGCGTTGAGATCAGCGCGGATGAAGCGCTGGACGAGGCCGCGGCGAACTACGCGGGCGAGATGATCGCCAACACGGACGTTCTGAATGAGTTCATCCGCAGGCACAGCGAAGACCGCACGCTGCTTGAAAAGCTGCGCGACGCGATCCGCGAGATCGTGGGTAAGCTGACCGGCAAGGCGAAACAGCAGGCGCAGACAGCGGAGGGGCTTTTACAGCAGGCATTTGAAGCGGCGGCGCAGAACAGCAAAAATGCCGCCACAGAGGGCGGCACGCGCTTCGACTTGAAGGGCAAAAATAAAGACGGGATCGAGGTATATGAAACCAGCGGTGGCACGATGGCCTTGACGTGGGACGATAGAAGGGCAAAGTACCTTGACGATCTCAAGAATGAGTACCGCGGCAAGACAGCGAGGTTCGAACGGAACGGGCATACATACTATGCGAAATTCGACCCCAATAGTATTAGAAAGCCTATTTATGGCGATTCGAGGTCAAGCGTCAGCGGCGTAAAAGCGCTTACAAAAGCAGGCGCAGATGGTGACGTGTTCAACCTTTTGGAAAATTCGAAGTACACGGGAAGCAAGTCAAACACGAAAACGCATACGAACGCGGACTATTTTGACTATTTCGTCAAGACCGTTCAAATTGACGGGAAAGTGTTTGATTTGGTGGCAGACGTTGAAAAAGAAATTGGGAGCAGCGATGGATACATTTACACGCTGGCGTTGAGGGACAATAAAAATATAAAGGCATCTCCTGCTCTCGGTACACCCGAAACGGGGCCGGTAAAAAGTGCAGGAAATGCCTCTGAAAAAAGTGTACTCCAAAACGGGGAGAATGTCAATAGGGTCGATTCTTCTGTTCGGAAGGGCGACGACATTAGATATGACGATGCCCGATACTCTCTTCGCGTGACCGATAAAGACACTCTGGATTACCTTGATGGGCAAAAAACCGTCAAGACCTATAAAACAATGCAGCTTGTGGACGGGAAGCTGTACCCGCCGATGGCTGCGCGTGTTGAGGGGAAATACGAGGACGCAAGTGAGCTTGGCGCGTGGGAAATGGCGGTTGAGCGCCCTGACCTTGTGAAGAATGGGAAATTCAAACTGGATAAAGGCAAGGGGCAGGGGAGCCTTGAGGCAGCATATAACCCATATATGCACTCTTCGAACCTTGTTATCAACGACCAGTTTAGCGGCGCGTATGCGAGAAACAACCTTGTTACGGTAGAATGCGAAGTCCCCGTGAGCGAAGATACGAGTGGATACCACGCAGAGGGAGCAAAGGATTCTACCGGTTGGCATTCCTGGCACACCGGAACGGTGGCGGGGCAGGTCAGAAAGGCAAAGGGCATTGAACGCAAAGTATTCCTTTCTCGTTGGATCAAGCCCGTTCGAATCCTCTCTGACGCGGAAGTCGCAGGCATGTATAAAGAACTGCTTGGCGGGACTGACATTGCCGTGCCAGACAATGTAGTGACGCCGGGGCTTTTGGCAGAGCTAAAAAAAGCAGGCGTTCCAATCAGCGAAAGCGGGAGACTGACGAAGGAAAACGACAAGAAGCGCTATTCTCTCAAGACCTACACCGACGAAGAGAAGAAGCAGCACCGCAAAGACGCGGACGCCTATTTTGGGCACACTTATAAGTGGTCGGAGACCGGCTATATCCTGACGAACGGTAAGAAGCTTGACTTCTCCGGCAGACATGAAGGTGGGCCCGGCGGATATCGAACGGTCGACCACCGTGACATACGCGACGCGCTGGGCGATGACTACGGCGGCAGCGATTACAGCGGCAGCATGGTTCAGTTTATGAGCGAGGGCAATATCCGAATTTCGCCCGAGAGTGGCGGCATTAACCTCTCTGTTATGCCAACAAAGAATCAGCTTGATTCTCTTTCTGATTTTATCAGCCACAATCGCGGTGAGGTCATTCTTGACCTTGATACGCCTGACGGGCAGACGGTATCGAGCACGGAATACCCGCGTGGCACGCACGCGAACAAGGTTCTCGCGGACATCAAAGCCTATTTTGAGGACGGAACAACGCCGCAGGTATCGAGCCTTGCACAGTTCCTATCTCTCAAGGGCACGGAGAACGCGCAGGAGATCGCGGCGCTCAAGCGTGAGAATGAGACCTTGCGCGAGCGCGTGGACTACTGGAAGGGGCAGACAAAGCGCTCGGACGGCGTGCGCACTGACAGCAAGAGTGTGGAAAAGGCGGCGAAGGAGCTGACGCGACGCTACGGTGCGGAGATCGATAGTGGCGAGATCGCGGGCGATCTTGCGAGCCTGTATGACTACATCGCGCGCGGTGGTGACGAGACCGGCGAGCTGACCTACACTGAGGCAAGAAGCCGCGCGGACGCCATTGCCCAGCGCATCGCAGAGAGCGCCATCGCAAAAGATGACGAGGTATACCGCGAGTATAGCGAACTGCGCAAGTACCTGAAAGATACGAAGATCACGCTCTCCGCTGAGGATGCGGCGGGCATCACGGACTACGTCGACTTCCGGCGCAGCCTCTTCGGCAAGGTGAACCTCGGCAAGGGCGAGCATACGAACGTCGATCAGGTCTATTCCGAGCTGGCGGAAAGCTACCCTGAGTTTTTCAGCGAGACGCGCGAGAACAACGTGAGTGACCAGATCGCGCGCATTGCGGACGTGGCAAATGAGCTCTACAACGTGAGCGAATATAACCCGTTTGAGGGCTATATGGGTCAGGCAGTCAGTGCCATTTCGAATGACGTCATGGAGCGATTCTTTGACCTGCCGCAGGCGAAGAAAACCTTTGCCGACGTGCAGGCGGAGAAGCTGGACGCGGCGAAAGCAGCAGGGCGCAAGGCCGCGGCTGACGCGAAGCTCGCAGGACAGATGGCCCAGGGACGCACGGATGCCGTAAAGCTGCGCCACACGCAGGAAGCCTTGCAGAAGGCACGCGCGCAGCAGGCGGAAAAGCTGGACGCGCTGAAAGACCGTTACCGTGAGAAGGACGCAACGCGCCGCGAGGGGCAGAAGCGCCGCGAGCTGCGCGCGAAGATCACGCGGCACGCAAAAGACCTGTCGAAGAAGCTGCTACGCCCGACGGACACGAAGCACATCCCCGAGAATATGCGCTCGGCGGTGGCGGCAGTGCTGAACAGCATCAATCAGGAGAGCACCTACACCGTGGACGAAAGCGGCAAGCGCGTCTATGACGGCAGCGGCACGCCGACAAAGCGCACCGAGGCATTCCGCGCATTGCAGAAGCAGTATCAAGGCATTCTTTCAGGGAAAGAGACAGACGGCGATGACATGGTCATCGACCCGTCGCTGCTTGGAACTGATGGCTCGGACGGCTTGCTTGGGCAGGTTATCGGGATGGAGAACAAGCGGCTATCTGAGCTGACGCGCGAAGAGCTCGGAACGATGTGGAAGACCATCCGCGCGGTGGAGAAATCCGTCTCGACGGCAGGCAAGGTTCTCTCCAAGAGCAAATTCGAGACCACAAAGCAGATGGCGGATGCCTTCAAGACCGACGTGAGCACGCGCCGGAAGAAGCTCGGCAACAATACGACGATCAGCTTAGAAACGCCGTACACGTTCTTCGCGCACTACGGCGAGACGGGCAAGAGCATCTACCGGATGCTACGCAATGCACAGGATCATCAGGAGATCATGGCGCGCGATATCGCCGAAAAGACGCGGAAGGTGCTTAGCGACGAGCTGGGTGAGGCCGGCTTCAAGGATATTGCTGGAAAGGCTGTCCACGGCGACCTGAAAGGCGCACTGCGCGACGCGCGCGGCAGCGCCATCGGCAAGTGGGAGGCGGAGACGCACGACATCACGACCGCTGGGAAAGCCGAGCTGACGCTGACAACGCCGCAGATCATGGAGCTGTACCTTCTGAGCAAGCGCAAGCAGGCGCTTGGACATCTTCTTGGCGGCGGCGTCATCCAGCCGGAGATCAAGAGCGCGGAGACCGGCAGGACAAAAGTGCCGCGTGGCACGCAGCAGGTCTTTTTGACTGGTGGAGATATCGAGCGCATCACGGGCAAGTTGACGGACGAGCAGAAGCGCGTGGCGGACGGCTTGCAGGACTTGACGGCAACGACGCTTGCCAAGTACGGCAACGACGCGAGCATGCAGGCCTACGGCTACCGCAAATTCACCGAGAAAAACTACTGGCCCATCAAGTCAGCAAAGGAAGCACTGCACAGCAACCTCGAGAAGGACAGCGGCAATGTGCGCTCCATCAAGAATATCGGCATGGCGCAGCAGGTGACGCCAAACGCGAACAACGCCGTGGAGCTGCGCAGCGTGTTTGATACGTTCGCCGACCACGCATCTGACATGATCGACTACGCGGCATGGCTCGCACCGATGGAGGATGCAAACCGTTTCTTCAACTTCCAGTACCGCAATGACGCAGGGAATAAGACCGGCGTGAGCGTCAAGGGCTTGCTCGACGAAAAGGGCGGCAATGGCGCGCAGCAGTATTGGCAAAAACTGATGGGCGACATTCAGAACGGCATCGGCACGAAAGACTTTGAGCCGATCACGGGCAAGATGGGAAAGTTCGTCGGCAAATTCAAGGGCGCGTCTGTCGGCGCGAACATCCGCGTCGTCATCCAGCAGCCGACGGCTTTCTTCCGCGCGGCGGCGGTTCTTGATCCGAAGGACATGGCAAAGGGCATGACCGGCGGCGTGACGAAGGGAAGCGGCTGGGAGAAAGCGCTTGAGCATTCCCCTATCGCAATGCGCAAGGACGTCGGCAGCTTTGATATCTCGTCACCGTACACGCTGAAAGACCGATTCTACGGTAAAGAGGGCGTGACGAACAAACTGAACGACCTCGCGGGCGCTGCTGCGGGCAAGGCGGATGCCGCGACGTGGGGGAAACTGTGGAACGCCTGCGAGTGGCAGGTGAAGCGTGAAAATCCCGACGTCCGCGCGGGCAGCAACGAGTTTTACAGCGCGGTCAACGATGTGTTCTCCGATATGATCGATCAGACGCAGGTCGTCGACGGAATCTTGCAGCGCAGCAACATCATGCGTGGCAAGAGCACCCTCTCGCAGCAGGCGACAGCCTTTATGGGCGAGCCCATCATGAGCCTGAACGTGCTGCTTCGCAGCTACGACAACTTCCGATATGAGGAGAACCCGGCGAAGCGCAGCAAGGCTTTGAAGACGCTGGGGCGCGCGGCGACGGCGCTGGTCGTTACGAATGTGGTGAATGCGCTGGCACAGAGCATTGTCGACGGCCTGCGCGACGATGACCGCGACAAGGACTACGGGGAGAAATTTCTTTCAGCTTTTACGGGCGCTGAGGGGGACGAGAAGAACGCACTCGAGTTAATCGGCAACGTCGTGTTGAACGGCAACGTCGTCAGCAACATGAACCCCGTGGCGCAAATCCCATTCGCAAAGGACGTTCTCTCGCTTGCGCAGGGCTATGATGTGTCGCGCCCTGATATGGAGGTCTTCTCCGATCTAATCAACGCGGCAAAAACCTTTGTTGACAGCGCAGGCGGTGACGGCAAGAAGACCCGTAAGGAGGCCACGCTCACGCTTCTGGTTGCGGCGAGCAAGATGTTTGGTCTGCCGGTCGCCAACATCAAGCGCGACCTTATGGCGACGCTGCGCACCATCGCACAGGCGAGCGGCAGCCTCGGCTTCCAGTATGAGGTGGAGAAGTTCAGTTACAACCTTGCCAACAGCGGCAACAAGAGCCGGTTTATCGGCATTCTTTACGATGCGCTGGAACATGGTGATTACGCGACCTATGAGCACGTGCGCCGCGAATTGATGGAGCAGATGGGGCTTGACGGAGAGAGCATCCAAAGCAGCCTCAAGACCCGCTACAACAAGAAGGCCGAGAGCGAGGCCAACTACTCGTTCCCGCAGAAGTCGCTTGACCTGCTTGGCATTCGCGGGAAGTACGCCTATGACAGCGGCGAGGGCGAGGAGAAATTCAGCGCGGCGGACCTCAACGCGAGCTCGTACAGCAAGTATGAGACGCAGAAGAGCGACGCCTACCGCACGCAGGCTGATAAGGCAACGAGCAGCGGGGCCTTCTCCCGCCTCTCTGACGAGGGCAAAGACAAGACGCTTGGCTACGTCGAGAGCTACGCCGAGGCGGTGGCGCTGAAAGAAAACTCCGGCGGGCAGTACGAGATCACGACCAAATGGATCCAGAATGCGCAGGAGGCACAGAAGCAGTACCGCATCGCCCCCGGCGTGTTCGCGGCCTGCAAGGCGGCGGCGAGCGAGTGCGAAATGCTGAAGGACAAGGACGGCGACAGCATCGACTATAGCAAAGGCTTGCAGATCATGGAAATGCTGTTCCGCTCAGGGCTTAACGAGCAGCAGCGCACGGCGATGTACGAATATTTGGACGTGCCGAAGAAGATTCGCCATTGGAACCGCGCGCGGGTGGACGAGCAGCTTGCAATCGCACGGAAGAAAGCGGTTTAAACAAAAAGAACCTGTCGGATCCCCGGCAGGTTCTTTTACCCCGTGGTGAATTTGCGGAAGCGGCATGATAGGCTCAATGAAGAACACCATAAAAATAAGGGGGCGTGAAAAATGGATAATGCAAAGCACTACGACGACGCGGCAATCGCGCTCATCGAATCGCGGTGCAAGAGCAATACGCATCGAATCAACGAGCTGCAGGAGCACCAAACGGCGCTTGACAGGCTGGCAACGTCGGTCGAAGTGCTGGCGACCAAGCAGGAGACCGTCGAGGGAGACGTCAAAGAGATCAAAGAGGACGTGAAAGCCATCACGGGCAAGGCAGGGAAACGCTGGGACAGCCTGGTCGACAAGGCTCTCGCGGCGCTGGCGGGTGCGTTTATCGCGTGGCTGCTGTCGGGGGTGGCCTTATGAAGAAGCTGAGAAAGCGGGACAAGTACGTCATCGCGGCAGTGCTCAACCTCTGCTGGTACTGCATTGCGGTGCTCGTATTGACCGCGCATGACAAGGTAGTGCCGGACAGTCTGACCGTCGCGTGGTTCGCCGCGTGGACGGCGGAGCTTGGCTTACTGGCGGGAATCAAAATCAAAGGAAAGGACGAATAACATGGAACTGATTCACAAAAGATTGGCAAACCTGATGAGCGTCAAAAGCCTCGTGACGCTGGTGCTGACGGGCGTTTTCGCTTACATGGCCGTCACGGGCAACATCTCGCAGGACTTTATGACGATCTATGCGGTCATCATCGCGTTCTACTTCGGCACGCAGAGTCAGAAGACGCAGGACGCGATCGACAAGGGGGCGTAAGGAATGGCGAGAGCAGAAGACATCCTCGCCATCGCACGCAAGGAGATCGGCACGGTGGAGTGCCCGGGCAACCGGCAGAAATACGGCAAGGCCTACGGCGTGGACGGCGTGTACTGGTGCATGCAGTTTGTGTGGTGGTGCTTTCAGCAGGTGGATAAGTCCCTCTTCTACGGCGGTGGAAAGACCGCAAGCTGCGGCGAGCTGATGAACTACGCGAAAGCGCACGGGCAGTGGGTCACGTCCGGCTATCAGCCGGGTGACGTGCTGATCTACGACTTTCCCAACACGAAGGTCAAGACCGACCATACGGGCATCTGCGAGAGCGTGAGCGGTCAGTATGTGACCGCCATCGAGGGAAACACGTCGAGCGGCGTAAAAGGCAGTCAGGCCAACGGCGATGGCGTGTATCGAAAGAAGCGGGCGAAGTCGCTCGTGCTGGGCGCATACCGCCCGAAGTATGAGGCGAGCTATCGCGAAGTGCTCAAGAAGCGCTCCGGTCTGGCTGATGCGACGATGGACTACCTCGCCGCTTACAAATACGGCGACGATCTCATCAGGAAACTTGCAACAATGAAGTAAACCGGAGTTGGAGCGGTCGAAAAAGTAAGGAAGGAGCGGGCGGCGAAAGCCCACGCGCAAGCGCCTCTGCAAGCCCTACACGGGCATGAACAGTCAGCACAGGTCAATCCGCGCGCAATTATCCTCTATGGCCCCCAAACGGGCTGTGGCGTATATCTTATCGTTTGAGCTGCCGCAGGACGAGGCGTACTGCCTTATTGAATGCGATGTGCGCGGGAAGAGCCGCGTCGAAGTCGCGGAGACGCTGCACGTCTCACCGGAGTACGTGAAGACGCGGCGACGCCGGGCATACAGCAAAATCGCGGACAGCATCAAAAACGCATAAAGAAGAGACCCTACAAAGACCTTTTTCAGGCTCTTTGCGGGGTCTCTTTTTCGTTATCATTGAGACAACAAAAGGAGGTGCGCGCATGGACCAGTTTGCAATCGCCGGATACAGCGGCGGAAACTGCATGATGTGTGTTATCGACAACGGTGATATTTTCCAGACCGACTATTTCGGCAACCGCCAGCAGCTCATCGGGAAGACGGCTGCCGCCTACGCAGAGCTGGAAGGCACGACACAGCAGTATTACGACAAGCTTGTTGAGCTCGGCGTCATCACGCCGCCCAAAACGCAGGAGCAGCTGATGAGCGAGATGCAGTCGGCCATGAGCGACATGGCCGAGGTCATCAAGGGCCTGTCGGCCCAAGTAAAGGAGCTGAAAGTGAATGGATCTCAAGCAGATCATAGCGGCAGCGTCGAAAATGTTCCCCTCCGCAGACCTGCAAAGCGCGGCAACGAAAGCGGAACAGGCGATCAGCGGGACGGCTGACACGCTGGAGGGCGTGCAGAGCGCGGCGCGCAGGCTCGGCATTGATCCAGGCATTGCCGACAGCCTCTATGCGCGCTACGGGCGCACAATGCAGGCGAAGGCACTGTGTGGGCTTCTCGGCACGACACCGGAAGCTTTGCGCTCTGACGCCAATAAAATACTCGGCGGCGCGCAGAACGCCTCACAGGCCCCACAGAATGGCAAAACGGGGCGCTCAACCAAATTCCCCCGGCTGAAATAGCCGTTGGAATAATTTTTGAGGAAAGGAGAATGCACCATGAACAACGATCAGAGCACCGGCATGAGCTGGCTCGCGGTACTGTTTATCATCATCGTCATCGCGGCGCTGTTTGGCGGCTTCGGCAACGGCTTTGGCTTTGGCCGCGGCAATATGCCGTATCCCGTCAATGACACCGGCTGCAACCGCGTGAGCAACTGCGAGGTCGAAAAGCAGGGGATCATCGACACATCCCGCACGCAGTATCTCATCGAGCAGCAGAGCAACGACACGCGCATGGCGATCAACGCCAGCACTGAAGCTATCACCAGTCAGGCCAGCCGCATCTACGAGCAGCGCTTGCAGGAGACCATCTTCGACCTCAAGATGGAGAACCAGAACCTCAAGAACGGCATCTTCACCAAGGAGCAGACGGACGCCTTGGCGGCGAAGATTTCCGATTGCTGCTGCGGTTTCAACCGCCGTCTGGATGCGATCGAGGGCCGCATGCTGACCAAGCCCGCACTGTACGGCGTGGCTTCGACCTGCGCAGGCCAGATCATCCCCGCGTCTTGCGGCTGCAACGGCAACGTCAACCTTTAAGACCATATTCCCCACTCAGGGAACATGGCAGGCCCCTATGGCCGGGTAACAGGCGGGGCAATCGTCCCGCCTATTTTTTTATGGAAGGAGAATAAAAATGTCTTGTAAATCCGCTCTTTACGCTGCCATGCAGACGCCTACCGCTGTCGCGGTCGACGGCGTCATCCCTCTTGGCAGCCTTATCCGCCGCTACGGCTGTGATGTGGCGCTTAACGGCAACGCCGTCAACATCACCGGCGCGGGCTACTACGATGTAGACGCCTCGGTCACCGTCGTACCGACGGCAGCTGGCACGGTCACGGCGACGCTCTACAAGGACGGCGTTGCCGTTCCCGGCGCTACTGCATCCGAGACTGCTGCCGCCAATGGCACGGTCGATCTCAACATTCCGGCGCTTGTGCGTCAGGTCTGTTGCGCGGCAGGGTCCGCCCTGACGCTGGTGCTCACCGGTGTTGCCGCTACGGTCAATAATGTGGCGCTGCGCGTGCAGAGGGTTTGAGAGGTGCGCGATGGTGCAGCTCTTGATCGGTATGCTGCTTGGCGCGATGGTGGCCACGCCCACAGGGCGCAGCATCGGCAACCAGATCGGCGACGCGGCGATTGCTGAGATCAAAAAGGCAATACCTAAGCCGACCGCAGAAAGCGAGGAAGAAAATGAAACTCATTGAAAAACTGTCGGCGATGGTCGACGAGGAAATCGAGGACGCGATGAAGTACGCGAAATGCGCCCTCGAATACAAGGATGAATGCCCTGCTCTTGCGAAGACGTTTTACGAGCTTTCCGGCGAAGAGATGCATCACATGACGATGCTCCACGCCGAGGTCGCTGGCGTCATCCAGAAGTACAAGCAGGAGAAGGGCGAGCCGCCCGAGGGCATGAAGTGTCTCTATGACTATCTGCACAGGAAGCAGATCGAGAGAGCTGCCGAGGTTCGGACGATGCAAGGGATGTTTCGCGAGGGATGAGCGATCCTAAAAAATGATGCACTATTAGCCAAAAGGCCTCTGCCCACAATTGGTAGAGGCCTTTTATGCGAGGGTAACTGCGGGGGTAACAAGATAGAAATATTGGGCATAATCGAGAATTTGCCAGAATAGTCTAAATATGAAAAAACCTCGGAACCACAACGGTTTCGAGGTTTTTCTTGGTCCGAGTGGCGAGACTTGAACTCACGGCCTCTTGACCCCCAGTCACCGAAAAGTGACGGAATATCAACGGAAAATCGCTCGATGGGGGTAACAAGGGGGTAACGAGGAAACTATATCGCATCTGTGATTTTTCGGAGGTCTGTCAGGTTGACATCCTGATAATAGCGCAGCATTTCAGGACTTGCATGACCGATCAGTTCGAGCTTGTCCTTGTCCGACGCCTGAATGTTTTTCATCAGCGTCGCGAAGGTATGGCGGCACGTATGGGGAGAGTATTTGTGCCGCTTGTTCTCAATCGGATTATCAATGCCGATGGCCTTTAATGTGGGATAGAAAACCTCGTCGCGAAAATAGTCATATCTGAACGCGTTTCCTTCTTCGTTGCAGAACAGCGCGCCGGATATCTTATCTTTCGACAGCCGGTCTATGATGGGCTGAATCTTGGGGGATATCGTGACGGTTCTATTCTTGCCCGCTTCAGTCTTGATACCAGCTCGAAGCACCTTTTCTTTCTTGTCGTAGTTATCAATCGACAGGCCGAGAAATTCTGTAGGGCGGAAGCCGAGGTAACACATGCAGTAGATATAGTCGGCGTATGGAATCACGCCGCAGGCCTCTTTTATCTTTTTGATCTGGTCGGCATCAAAACTCGCGCGCGGCGCGGCGTTTTCACCGGTGACGGTGAGATACGGGGCCATACTCATAGGGGCGTATCCGCGCGGAACGGCGTACTTATAGATCAGGCTGCACACGGTGCGCATGTTCTTCTTTGTCTGTTTGGCGCGCGGGCAGTCATCAATGCATTCTTGGATGTCATCAATCTCGACCGCGGCCAGTTTCATAAATTCGATCGATGCAAAATACTTTTCGGCAGCGGCATAGCAATTCAGCGTGGACTTGTCGGCTCGGTGCGTCGGGAACCATAATTCGTATGCCTTGCGCCAAGTGATATCCTTTTCACGGAGCTTTTGCGTCCGCAGCATAGGGATATATTCTAAGGCTTCTCGTTTTGTGCGGAAGCCGCATTTTTTCGCTTTCACGCGGGTCAGCTTGCCGTCTTCTTCACGGTAGCCTTTGGTGATTTCGGCTACCCATGAAGAGCCGCGCTTATAGACCGTCCCCGTCCCGTTGCCGCGTTTTGTGGCTTTTCGGTCGACAGATGCCTGCTTTTTTCCGCATATAGGACAAAACAGCGCGCCATCCGGCAGCGCTGCTTTACATTTGATGCAATTCGCCATGTCAGCCCCTCCAAAATCCATAGTCGACGCAGTGCATATCGATATACAAACCCCATGCAGCCAGCAACACCACCATGATAAACAGAATTAAAATCACGCCGTTTCGGATACGGACGCCGCGCCGCATGATCTCAATGGTATCAGCCTTTGCGTCAACATGGCGTTCCAACTCATCATTGCGCGCCTGCAAAGTTTCCTCGGTCGGCGTCAAGTGTTCGGAAATTCCGAATATTTCATCAAGGGATATGCCGAGCACCTTGCAGATCGGCGCGACGGTATAAATGGACGGGGCTTTCGACAGCTTGGAAAAGAAGTTCTGGACGGTGGACAGCGGCACGCCGGAAGCGTCGGAAATGTCCTGATAGGTCAGTTTCAGTTCTTCTTTACGGATTCTACACAGCTCTTGAATGTTCATTTATATCACCTTAACTTTTCCAGTTTTCGTACTTTTGGGGTGCCAAAAGTGGGTCTGTCGAACGCGGTCGAATGCCGTCGTGTTGCAAGGTCTTGGTATTGAAGTGGTAAGGTAAAGCGCGATATGGTCAAAACAAGCAGCGGCGACCGCTCCCCGCTGCTGCCGAAAAGCCCTCGCCGGTGTTGCAGAGGCGGCGAGGGCTTTTACTTAAATATCCGGGAAAGAATCTTTTGGCACTATATCAGTGCTCATATTCCCGTTGGATACTTTATAGAGAGTAAGCGTCCAACCGTAAACCATCTCGTCATCTGCGGTAAATTCAAACATTTCGTTGCATTTGAAGTACTCGGTGTTTTCACCAAACTTATATTCTTTCCCGTACCAGTCCGAACCATACGCATAATAGATTTCGTATGTCCCGAGAGGAACATCTACTTCGGCACTTTTTGCCGACACGAGGAAAGACATCGCTCCGTTAGATATTGCCTCTCTGTCGATTGGGTTTAGCACGATATAGAAATTTGAGCCGCCGGCGGTTTGTACTGTCAAAGGTGCGACCTGATCGCCAGACGGATATGTGACAATCTGTCCGTTTTGAATGGGCACAGGCTGCAATGGAACGAGCCTGCCGCCCCCGCCGCCAGTTGTTTCAGTTGTTGACTTTATTGGTGGGGTGTCATTCATGTCAGATTCTTTCAAAGGGACATCTTTTTCGATTGAAATCCAGATGACCCCGCAGATGACGAGCGCGAAGCACAATGGTTTCAATGCTGCCAGCAGAAGATCAACTTCCGGAGAGCGCCGCTTCCTATTTGGCTGCTTCTGCCTGTTTCGCTTGGCTTCGTTTTCTAAAACCATTTGACGATAGACGCGGTATTGCTCGACGGTCATTCCCATCATGAACGCGTCGTATTCTTCTTGCGTCATTTGAGTTAGGCCGGGAGATTCGTCAAATTCATCAACTGTTGGTTCAACGGGATAATCATGGATATCGCGTGAGGCGGATTCCGGCTCAACCTGCGTCGAGGTTTCTGATACCGCCTCATCAGGGGCAGGCTGCTTTGACTTAGAGGACACCGCCTTAATGACTTTCTTTACTTTGCGGTGCTGGTAGTGCGCTTGCTTTTCAAAGTAATTCGGGTCGGTATACAATCCCATGCACAAGACCTCCTAAAACCATTCCGCCGTGGTGAAATGCACCTCGGCGCGGTATATGATAAGTGAAACTATTTACATACGGAGGATAAAAAGATGAACGACAAACAGCGCCAAGAGTACTTAACGATGTCAGATGCGCAGAAAAAGGAGTTTTTGCGAAAAGAGGTAGAGCGGATCGCCGCGCTGCCGGAAAACGAACACGACGCGGCCTTTGACGCGCTACGCGAGGCCGTCATGCCGAAAATCACCGATCTTCCGGTGAAGGGGAGCGATCTGAGCTACGGGGAATATTGTCAAAAGAAAGGTCTCGATTGGCGTACAGGGGAACCCAACCGCGCATGAGGTCGCCATAGGGCACGCAGAACGCAGCGGCGACGCGGCGCAGCTGCTCGTCGGTGGGCGCTTCCAGCCCGAGCGCGATATTTCCCGCCACGTTAAAGTCACAGCCGATGATCTGCTGTAACGTGGCCGTTGGGACCTTATACTGCGCGGCCAGAATCGCGACAGGGTGCGGCGACCAGATGCGCGCGGTATCCATATCTACATATGGGCGCTCGTCCTCTTTGGGGGCGGGCGCTTTTTCTGTGCCTTTTTCCGGCAGAGCGGGAAGCTCGTCGCCATCCAGCTCGGCAAGCGTGATACCGAAATGGTCGGCGATCTTCTGGCGCGTTTTTGCATGAGGGATAGCTTTTCCAGCTTGCCAATTTAACACAGCTTGGTTTGTCGACCCAATTATCTTAGATAAGCGATAGGCAGAATAGTCCCTTTGAGTCATGCAATAGTTTAGATTTTCGGTAAATGCCATAAATATTGACCTCTATTATTGTGTACAATGATACGTAATCATTTATTGACATATGCTCAATCATTAAGTATAATTAAGACCGTGGACAGGTACTGAAAAGCCAAGCCACCCCGACAAATCGAGCTGGCGCGAATTAATGTTTGTAGCAAAACTTAGAGTAGCACCAATGCTCCAATTTGTCAACATTTTAATCAAATTTGGAGGCGAAAAAGATGGGGTTCCCTGAAAACCTTGCTCGGCTACAGGCTGAGCACGGCGAGACGAATTATCGTCTTGCGAAAGAGATCGATGTCTCGCAGACGTCGATCAAAAGCTGGAAAGATGGCGCTTGCTACCCGCACCCGCGCCACATCAAACGGCTTGCCAAGCACTTCAAGGTAAAGGAAGAAGCGCTTACGGGTAAGGAGGACACATGAACGAGCTAATCAAGATCACTTACAACAATGACCGCCCTGCTGTCTCTGCGCGAGACCTGCACGATTTTCTCGAAGTGAAGACGGCTTATAAAGACTGGTTCCCGAGAATGTGCGAGTACGGGTTCACCGAGGGCGAAGATTTCAACCCGCTCAAAATTGAGCGAGTTCAAAACGAGGGTGAGCGCATGGTTGCTCGAACGGTTGACGACGCAGTGCTCACCATCGACATGGCGAAAGAGCTTTGCATGATCCAGCGCAATGAAAAGGGCAAGCAGGCTCGCCAGTATTTTCTTCAAATCGAAAAGGACTGGAACAGCCCGGAGAAAGTCATGGCCCGCGCGCTGCAAATCGCAGGGGACAAGCTCAAGCGGCTTGAAAGCAAGGTCGAGGCCGACGCGCCGAAGGTGCTTTTTGCCGATGCGGTCAGCGCAAGCAAGACTTCGATCCTCGTCGGCGAGCTGGCGAAGCTGCTGAAACAAAACGGCGTTGACATCGGGCAGCACCGACTGTTCCGTTGGATGCGCGAAAACGGCTATCTGATTCGCCGGAACGGCACGGACTTCAATATGCCAACACAAAAATCAATGGACTTGGGGCTTTTCACCGTTAAGGAAACGGCAATCACCCATTCTGACGGTACGGTGACGGTGAGCAAGACCACGAAAGTCACCGGCAAAGGCCAGCAGTATTTCATCCAGAAGTTTCTTGGAGAGGAAGGAACACGCAAATGAGCATAAATGAGTTTGCCGGTAAAGTCGATTCCATAGGGTGTGATCTTTCTGGTGTGACCGACACACTGTCCCTCTGCATCGCAGGGGCAATTCAAGAAGGCGAACTCTCTGAGACCGGAGACTGCCGGTTTTACGGGGCACTGATTCAGATTGAAATGGCGTTACGGCGCGTGGAAGAGGAATTGTGCTGTGAAGCTCAAGCGGCATTGGACAGCAAGGAGGAACGCACATGACGGTGGAAGAAATGCTTGCATCGGACAAGCCGGTGCTGACACCGGCGGATATCGCGCCGGTACTCGGTCGGAAGCCCTATTCGATCAGCATTGCGGCGAAAGACCACCCCGAACAGCTCGGATTTCCGGTCAGCCGCATCGGAACGATCACGGTCATCCCGCGGCTTTCGTTCCTGAAATTTCTTGGATATGAGGTGGAGGCATGATCGACACGTTATTTTTCGGCGGTATTGCCGCTGCGGTGATCGCGCTGAACGGCTGCGACTTTACGACCTCCCTTGCCGTCATCGGCGCGTGCGCGGTGTGCAAGGTGCTGTATGATCTGCTGCCGTATATCGACAGGGGGTGCAGACGATGAAACGGCACGACAAGCGCACGAGAGAGCAGCGCAAAGCGGACGAGGCGATGCTTTTTGCCGGTATTTGCCTGTTGCTGGCGGCAGTGCTCATCGCGGTCTCGGCGATGATGTGATGTACCGCTGCGAATGGTGCGGGCTGACCTTTGACGAGCCCGACGTCTTGCGCAGGCGCGAGAACCTTGACGGTGAGCGCGGCTATGCCCTTGTGACGGAAAAGTTCTGCCCGGACTGCGGCGCAGAGGAAATGTATTTTGAAGAATTGGAGGAGACCGAAGATGGATAACACCCTGATGAAAGTGACTCAACTCCCCGTGATCGAGGAGCATTTGAGGAGCCGGAAGGAGCAGACGGAGCAGCGCGTCGCAGAGGCAATGAGCCTTGTCTGCACCGACGAGACCTTAACCAGCGTGAAGAACATTCGCGCCGAAATGAACCGCGAGTTTGCCGATGCCGAGACCCAGCGCAAGGCCATTAAAGCCGCAATCATGGAGAAGTACGACAGCTTCGAATCCGTCTACCGTGAGTGCATCGCCGACCCGTACAAGCGCGCCGACGCAGACCTGAAAGCCAAGATCGACGCGACGGAAAGCGAGATCAAGAGCCGCTGCAAGGAAATGCTGCTGTGCTATTTTCGGGAGCTGTGCGCGGTCAACGAGATCGACTTCCTTTCGTTCGGGCAGACCGGCGTTAAGGTCGATATGGCGAGCGCCAGAGCCAAGACGCCGAAGAAGCTCATGGAGCAGATCAAGCTAAAGGTGGACGGCGTGGCGCAGGACATGAAAACCATCGGCACGATGAGCGAGAACGCGCCGGAGATCATGGTGGAGTACAAAAATAACCTCGACCTCTCGCTTGCGATCTCCGTTGTCAACGAGCGTCACCGCCGCGCCGAGGAGGAGCGCGAGGCCGTGAAACGCCACACGGTTACTCCAGCAGCGCGCGCTGCTGGAGTAACCGTCGCAGCGGCCCCGCAGGTCGTCCCGAAGCGCGTGGAGCAGGTGGCGGTCGAACGCCTCACGGTGTCGTTCCGCGTGACCGATACGCGCGAGCGCCTGCGCCTTTTGAAGCAATTCCTTGTCAGCAATGGCTATCAGTACGAATGATTATTTTAAGGAGGATATTACCATGAACGAAATGCAGACCTACAACAGCACCGAAGTTGTGAGCGCCAAGAGCGTGAACGCCGAAATGATGATCTCCCGTCAGGCGCAGGAGGTACAGGCGGCAATGGTCGTCGCCAAGCGTTTTCCCCGTGACGAGATCGAAGCGAACAACCGCATTCTCAACGCCTGCAAGCGCAAGAGCCTTGCCGAGCGCGCGATCTATGAATACCCGCGCGGCGGCGAGAACGTGACCGGCCCCTCGATCCGTCTCGCCGAGGTCATGGCGCAGAACTGGGGCAACCTCGACTTCGGCATTACCGAGCTGGAGCAGAAGAACGGCGAGAGTACCGTCATGGCCTACTGCTGGGATTTGGAGACCAACACCCGCCAGACGAAGATCTTCACCGTGCCGCATATCCGCTACACCAAGAAAGGCGGCGTTGCCCTCACCGACCCGCGCGACATCTATGAAATGGTCGCCAATCAGGGCGCGCGCCGTATGCGCGCGTGCATTCTTGGCATTATCCCCGGCGACGTGGTAGACACCGCTCTTGCGGCGTGTACCAAGACGATGATGGGAAAGAGCGATGAACCCATGATCGACCGCGTACGCAAGATGGGACAGGCGTTCAAGGATGACTTCGGCGTACCGATGGAGTGCCTTGAAAAGTACATCGGCTGCAAGGCCGAAGCGTTCACGGCGCAGAGCATCGTGCGCCTGCGTAATGTGTATACCTCACTGAAAGAGGGACGCGCGAGCCGCGAGCAGTATTTTGATCTCCCGACCGTCGAAGTGGACGAGACCACAGGCGAGGTCAAGGACGAGCTGCCCGCTCCCGCTGACGCCCTCGGTACGCCGGACGACGGAAAGACCGGCACCACCAAGCAGGTGAGCATGAATGATCTGTAAGGTCAAGGTCATTTCGACCGGCTCCAAGGGGAACGCCGTACTGCTGAATGATGAAATACTCATTGACTGCGGCGTTCCATTTCGGGAACTCGAACCATACTGCAAGGGATTGAGGCTCGTCCTGCTGACGCATGTTCACGGCGACCACTTCAACCCCGAGACCATCAAGCGCCTGCACTTCCTGCGCCCTGCGCTGCGCTGGTGCGTCCCTCCGTGGCTCATGGGACCGATGGGACGCATCGGCGTGGACCGCCGCGTGACCGACGAGGGCATGGCAGGCCATGTGCTGTTCTACTCCTGTTCCCTTCTCTACCCCGTCTGTGTGTCCTACAATTCCATTCCTCACGATGTTCCGAATTGTGCGTGGCATATCGAATTTGCAAACGGCGAGCGCGTGTTCTATGCGACGGACTGCGCCTCGCTGGACGGCATTGTGGCGCAGGACTACGACCTTTATCTGATCGAAGCCAATTACGGCGAAGAGGAGATACAGGAGCGCATGAAGCGCAAGCTGGAGGCGGGAGAATTCAGCTATGAGAGCCGCGCGATGGAGAGCCATCTATCCCGCGAGCAGGCGCGCGCATGGCTCGCCCAAAACGCCGCCATCGGCAAGAGCCATGTGCTCTATCTGCACCAACACCAAAGCGAGGAGGAATTGAAATGAGCATGAATCGAATCTGCCTGATGGGACGCATCGGGCGTGACTTGGAGCTGAAAAAGACGAACAGCGGCGTATCCGTTGTGTCGTTCCCTCTTGCCGTTGATCGCAACGGCAAAGAGGGCGGCACGGACTGGATCGACGTTGTCGCATGGCGCGGCACGGCAGAAGTGCTCTGCAACTACGCCGATAAGGGTCGCATGATCGGCGTCGAGGGGCGCTTGCAGATGCGCGACTGGACGGACAAGAACGGCAACAAGCGCAGGAGCTACGAGGTGCAGGCCGACAGCGTGTATTTTGCGGACAACAGGCGTTTGGAGGGGAATGATACCACCGCGCCGCAATACGCCGCAGAGAGCGCCGCAGGCGGCTTTGCAGAGGTCAGCGAGGACGACGGCGAGCTGCCGTTTTAAGGCGGTGGCGGTATGGGAGCTGCATCTACAAGGTGCTATGTAAAGGCATATTACGACTGGATCGAGCAAACAGCAGCACTGGAAGATGACGAAAAAGGCCGTCTGTTTGTTGCGATTTTAGAATATGCCAGGTCGGGTGAAATTCCAGACAACCTCGGGAGAGAATCCCTTTTATTTCCGGTATTTAAGTCGGTCGTTGACCGTGACGCTCAAAAATCTGATGCGCTGGCTCAGAATGGAGCGGCTGGCGGCAGAGCACCAAAAGCAAATGCAAGCAAATGTAAGCAAACGCAAGCAAATGCAAGCAAATGTAAGCCTACTAATAACATAAGACATAAGACAGAAGACGAAGAACATAAGACAGAAAACGATATACCCTCTAAATCCCCCTCTACGAGGGACGCATTCGAGCGTTTTTGGTCAGTTTACCCGCGAAAAATCGGGAAACAGTCTGCTAAGAGAGCTTTCGAGCGGGTCAAAGTCCCACTCGAAACACTTGTGACCGCAGTGGAGCGGCAGAAGTGCAGCGACCAATGGACGCAGAACAACGGGCAGTTTATTCCACACCCCGCTACATGGCTGAATCAAGGCCGGTGGGACGATGAGCTACCCGAGAGCGGCAGAGGGTATCACTACGACTACGGCAACACGGAGGGAAGCCTATGAACGTTGACGCATTGATCGACAGCATCGCGAAAAAGGCCGAGCCTGTTCGTGATCTGGTCGATTACGAGAAAGACGGGCTGCTGTACTGCGGCCATTGCAACACGCCGAAGCAGTGCCGCATCCCCATCGGCGGGAATGTCCGCCTTGTCGGGTGCCAGTGTGCTTGCGCGGCGCGAGAGTACGAGGCCGAGAAAAAAGCTCGCGCTGACCGTGAGAAGCGACTACGCATCGAAACGCTGCGTGCTGACGGAATCCGCGACAAGAGCCTGACGGCGTGCCGGTTCGACAAGGCGACGATGAGTGACGAGATCGTCAAATGCAAACGCTATGCCGACGCATGGGACGATATGCGGCGCGAGAACAATGGGCTTCTGCTGTGGGGCAACACCGGCAACGGGAAGACCTTCGCGGCGGCGTGTATCGCCAACGAGCTGATTGACCGCGGGATCCCGGCGATGATTACGAGCTTCCCGCGAATCCTCAACGCGGGATACGACAAGAAAGAAATCGTCGAGCAGGTGCACTATTACCCGCTGATGGTGATCGATGATCTCGGCGCAGAGCGCAGCAGTGAGTACGCAATGGAGACGGTTTACACGGTCATTGACGAGCGATACAAGGCCAAGAAGCCGCTGATCGTCACCACAAACCTGACGCTTGACGAGCTGTGCAGGCCGAAAGACATGGCCTATCAGCGCATCTATGACCGCATCCTCGAGATGTGCACGCCACTGGTATTCAAGGGCGATAGCATGAGACGCGACAAGGCAAATCAGCGCATGAGGCACGTCAAATCGGTGTTGGCAGGCGGTGCGCCGTGAGCGGGTATCGCGGGGGCATTTTCAAGTGCCCGTTTTACTCGCGGGACTACCGCGACTATCTCAACTGCGAGGGCGCACAAGTCAAGCTACCAAAAGAAGAGCTGGACGAATATACGCGGCGCTACTGCGCCAACGAAGAATGGCGGCGCTGCCCGATCGCTCGGGCGCTGACGCTGCACTACGAAAGGACGGAGAACCGATGAGCGAAAGAAACAGAGACAAGGTAAAACGGCTTGAGCACGAGCTCGGAAGATATCAGAAAAAAGTCGGCGAGCTGATGAAAGCAAATGCGAAGCTGCGCGAGGATATGAAGGGACTGAACCAGCTGCGCATGGCGTTCGATGCTTGGATTATCCAGATCGCGCTTTCCTACGGCGAGGCAGTGAAGGACCCCGACACGGGAGAAGATATCCCACGCATGAAGGCGCTCCACCTCGAAAGGCCGAAGGTGAACCCGCTGCTTGGGCAATACGAGATTCACCAGCGCGTCGATGAGAAGAACGTGATGCATATTGCGGTCGGCCTGCGGGATGATCCGTGCGATCACAATGGCGCAAAGGAGGCAGAGGAATGAGACTGGCTATCATGGACACCAACGCGTTCAACACGATTATCGCCGCCGTAAAGGGCGCGGTATCAGCGAGCATCAGTAGGCCGATGTACAAGAATATCCGGCTGGAATTTCGCAAGAAGAACAAGGCAGTTACGGCTATCGCCACAGACGGCGTCCGGCTTTTCGTGGAGCACGCGACCTGCTGCGAGGTCGAAGAGGATTTCGATTGCTACATCAAGCCGAGTATCCGCCTGCCACGCGGCAACTCCATGCGCTTGGAGCTGAAAGAACGGGACAAGACGGAAAGCGTGGTTGAGATCGAATGTCTCGGCTGCATCTTCGGTTTTGTTCAGCCGGTTGGAGCGTTTCTGGATTGGGAAAAAGTCCTGCCCAATGAACCGACATTCCGTATCGGCGTGAATGCCGAGTATCTTCTCTCGACGTTGCAGGCGGCAAAGGCCAGCGTCGGCGGTGCCTTCAAGCAGCCTGCTATTCTGGAATTCCGTGGGCCACTTGGGCCCATTACGATCAAGACCAACCACGAGGACGTCAAAATGGTCCTGCCAGTGCGAATCAGGGAGGCCGACGATGGCGCTGACATCAGCTGACCTCGCGAGGCTGGGGCCGCAGGCGCAGAAGCAGGTGCTTGACAAACTGGTGGGCGAACAGAAGTCGAAGAAAAGCAAGTACGGCAACCGCAAGGTTGTGCGCGACGGCATCAAGTTTGATTCCGAGCGCGAGGCGGCGCGGTTCGGCGAGCTGAAAGTGCTGCGCGCGATGGGCAAGATTCGCGATTTACGGTTGCAAGCGAATTTTACGCTCGTTGAGGGATACACGACCATCGAGGGCGAGAGAATCAAGCCGATGGTCTACCGCGCGGATTTTGTTTACGAGCGAGCAACTGGGCCGGACTGCAACGGCACGGTGCATTGGCTGCGCGAGGTCGAGGACGCAAAGGGCGTGAAAACGAAAGACTATCTGCTGAAAAAGAAACTGATGCAGGACAAGTACGGCATCACAATCCGCGAGGTGTGAGATGAGCTTTGAGCACTGCCACAGCTGCCTGCCACCCGTGCGCTATCCCGGCTGCCAGGACCATTGCCCGCATTATGCGGAGGATATTGCGAAGGTCCGGGCGGCGAAGGCCGAAGAGAGCGGCAGACGCAGGCAAAAGACGATTATTTGGGAGCGCGCCAGTTCAAAACGCGGCGTGGCCAAAAGCTGAGAAAATAAAGGGAGCGAAAAGATGAATGCAAAAGACACTGCGGAGCGGATCCGCAACCTTAGAAAAGCAAGGGGCATGAGCCAATCACAGTTTGCCGCCATGTGTGGCCTTGTGCAGGGGCAGCTTGCGAATTATGAGTATGGGCGCATTATGCCGACCATCCCGTTGTGCGAGCGCATCTGTGAGGCCGTGGGCATCCGTGTGACGGACTTCCTGAGCGAGGATAAAGCGCCGAAGGGGCCTATCCCGACCGAGCAGCGCATCGGCGAGCGCGTCAAGGCGTGGCGGCAGATGCGCGGGCTGAATCAGGAGGCCCTCGCAGAAAGGGCTGGAATAGCGGACAGCACGATCTCCTGCATTGAGCGAGGCGGACGATACGGCGCGGTATCGACGTATCTTTACATCGCCGAAGCACTGAACGTCCCGATTGAAACGCTGTTAGGGGGCGAGTGATATGAGCCGATTTGTTATGAGCAAAACGCCGTGGGAGCGCTGCCCATATCCGGGGCTGAAAGCGTTTTTGGAATCGACGAATTACAACCAGACGACGCTCGCCGCCGCAACGGGCATCAGCGCGTCGGTCATCAGTCAATATGTCAAGGGCGATATCGAGCCGACCATCCAAAAGCTGCTGGCGCTGGAAGACTTGACGGGCCTGACGTTCCGGGAGATGTTCGGGGAATGCGAGGGGAGAAGATGAAGCACCTCGGCGATATTACGAAAATCAACGGCGCGGAGATCGAGACCGTGGACGTTATCACGGGAGGCTCACCGTGTCAGGATTTGAGCATTGCAGGAAAACGCGCCGGGTTAGCCGGCGCAAGAAGCGGATTGTTCATGGAACAGATCCGCATCGTGAAGGAGATGAGAGCACATGACAAAGCGAACGGACGAACAGGTGACATGGTCCGACCTCGGTTTATGGTCTGGGAAAACGTGCCCGGAGCATTCAGCAGCAACAAAGGACAAGACTTCGCGGCAGTCCTCGAAGAGATCATCCGCATCGCAGAGCCGGAAGCCCCCGATATTGAAGTGCCTGAAAAAGGCTGGAACACCTGGGGTGGCTACCACGATGAAGTGGGAGGACGATGGAGCGTGGCTTGGCGAGTGCATGACGCGCAACACTGGGGAGTCCCCCAACGTCGCCGTCGTATCTCGGTTGTCGCAGATTTTGGAGGAGACACCGCAGGAGAAATACTCTTTGAGCGCAAAAGCGTGCCAGGGAATATTGCGGAGAGCGGATTGTCGGGGGAAGGATTTGCCGAAGCGGCTGAAAGCGGTTTTAATCCGGCAGTCGCAAGGAGTCTCACCGCAAGAGCAGACGGAAGCCCTTGCGCCGACAGAGGCCCCAACATCGTATGCAGTCCGCATCAGGGGGGGTGTGACGGCGGAGGAAAAGGCGCGTTAGTTCAGGAGGACAAGAGCGGAACGCTCGGCACCAGCAACGACCAGACGATTTTCCAAAACTGTCTGACGCAGTGGGACTGCCAAAGCAAACGGATTTTTGGCACAGAGGGAGCATCCCCGACGCTACAAGGTGGCGTTGGCGGCGGAGTAAATAACCCGGCGATTTTCTGCATGGGAACACAGCAAGGCGGGGCCGAGGTGCGAAGCGACGACAGAGCACCTACGCTGACCGCTGCGGCCGGCATGAGCGGGAACAATCAGCCGATGATCTGCGCGGCCTTTAAGGCGGGGCAGGGTGCAAAGGCGAACGGCATCGGCTACGCCGAGGAATGCGCGCCGACGCTGGGCGCGGTATCAAGCGGGACGAATCAATGTCCGTCTGTTTTGATATTTGATCGCGCGCAGATCACATCGCCGAATAACCGCAGCACCGTCGGACCGGACAAGCCGTGTTCTGCGCTGCACACCTTCGGCGAGGTTCCGGCGGTTTGCTATCAAATGCAGGGCTTCGGGGACTACCGCGAGGGAGACGTTGCGAGCAACTGCAAGCAGCGAGATTACAAGGATAGCACCGATTTAGTGGTCAGCAGTGTTGATTGCCGCAATTTCACCGAGGGGGGCGAGATCAACGGGACGCTGCAAGCAAAAGAAAGCGTAGGGCAAAGTCTGAATTTGCAAAACACCGTCCGAACCGGAATGATTGTGCGCCGCCTCACGCCGATGGAATGCGAGCGGCTGCAAGGATTCCCAGACCACTGGACGGACATCGGCGAGTGGCGCGACAGTAAGGGCAAACTGCGCAAGCCGAGCGACAGTCCGCGCTATAAGGCGCTGGGGAATTCCATCGCCTTGCCATTTTGGGACTTCCTGGCAAAGCGTATCAGTGCGCAATATTTGCGTCCTGTTACGATGGGGAGCCTGTTTGACGGCATCGGCGGCTTTCCGCTGGTGTTCGAGCGGCACAACGGCAAAGGCACGGCACGCTGGGCAAGCGAGATCGAGGAGTTCCCCATTGCCGTAACAAAATTGAGATTTGGGGAGGAATGACCATGTACATTGGAGAACCATTCAGCTGGAAGCCTGCCGCCTTTGAGGGCAGTACCGGCATTATGAGCGTTACCACGAAAGAGACGACTGCGCACGGGCGCGTCGTCTACATCAACGAGGCGCCACCGCTACTTTACGGCGGAGGCGGATATCAACGGGAATAAGCTCAGAGAGAGCTTCAAATTTTAACAAAAATCAGGAGGAATTTCATCATGAACAACAATCAGGACTACATCGTTCGCTGCGACCGCGCAGGTGTATTTTTCGGCAAGATCAAGGAGAGAAACGGCTCCGAGGTTACCATGACCGAGGTGCGTAAGTTGTGGAGCTGGAACGGCGCGTGCGCTGTAGAACAGTTGGCGCAGGATGGCACAAAAACACCGGGCACCTGCCGCTTTACCGTGACGATTCCGGAGATGACCGTACTGGGAGCGATCCAGATCATCCCGTGCACGGATGCGGCATCTGCATCGCTTCGAGGCGTAAAGGAGTGGAAGAGATGACGCTTGATGAGAAGATCAAAGCCTTTTTGCTTGTAAGCTACGGCTACGGCTACGGCTCCGGCTCCGGCTACGGCTACGGCTCCGGCGACGGCTCCGGCGACGGCTCCGGCTCCGGCTCCGGCTACGGCTACGGCGACGGCTCCGGCGACGGCTCCGGCGACGGCTCCGGCTCCGGCTCCGGCTACGGCTA